GGGAGGATAAGCCCTCAGGATTCCATGAAAAGCCTGGAATATTGGCATTGGCGAACTTGACCATGTGGGCAATAGATTCCGTTCCTGGGCCGCTTTTGAAATTACCCAATTCAGCTTCAAGATTACCCAAAACAGCCTTGTTATCCGAGACGCGATCCGCGCGACCCTGGAGCGAGTTGCCTTGCTGGATTGAGAACTGGCCTTGGCCTTGAGATGCAGAGCTTGCGGCAGGAGACATAGCGGCAGGCTGGCCGGCAATGTTATTGCTTGGTCGCGGAGTGCTACTTGCACCGGGTTCGTATGGATTGTTTCCTTGCGGAGCGCCCACATAGCGCGGCACATTATCCGGTCCCATGACCGTCGTGGTCGGCCCCGGCGCTGCCTGAATAGTCGGCCCGACTTGCTGAACTGGTGCGCTCTGCGGCATGACAAATGGCGCCACGCCTCCACCGGGAATTGTCTGCATAGTGGGGGCCGGGTGGAACGTCTGGAAATTCTGCTGGGCGTCCATGAATTTCCGTTGTTCTGCCTCTGCCCACGCCGGAATTTTGCTTTCGTCGATATTGCCCGTTCCGGGGATACGCGGAAGTTCGCTAACCGCTTTCGCGTATTGGTTGGCGTCTATAACGCCATTTGTATGCGCTTCGGCCAGTGTAGTAATGGCGTCAGAGGCGGTTGTTCCCGGCTTCATTAGACGCGCCGCATATCCAGATAGTGCCTTCAGTTGTTTCTGCTGGTAATCAAACTGTGCGCTATTTGTCTGAATTTGCCCCTGCTGTAATTGCTGCGCTCCCTTGAATACTTCCTGCAATCCATAAGCCGCATCTGGGTTTTCTGCTATTTTCTGCCTGACTTTGTTCATATCTACGGTGCCGTCTGGATTTATGGCATCTTTATAGATATCGCTGATAGCCTTGTTGGTCTTGAACTGCTGCTGAAACAGTTTGTTCTGATTGAGCGTGTTTTGCAGGTTTGCGATATGACCAACCATTTCAAAGGGGTTGGACTGCTTGAAAGTCGGATAACTGCTTGTGTCGATGTCAGGCATTAGCCACCCCCGAAGACGGCGATATTGGAAGGATCATAAGCCAAGCCGCCACCGCCAAAGCCGCCTCCACCTTGACCAAATAAACTGTTCAGCGTGTAAGCCCCAGCTGCACCATTGAGACCACCGGCAATTCCGCTGCCCATCGCATTGTATCCCGCCGCGATGGCATTGCCCGCGCCCATCTGTGCCGACCCGATGTTAGCCCCTGTGGCTTGCCCGACGCCAGCGATGGATGATCCTGCCTGCATCCCGGTGGTAGCCGAGTTCTGGAGTAATCCGGCATATTCACCGTATTTTGAACTCGCCAAACCTGTCGCGTAGTTAGCTGCGCCTTTGAGTGCCGCACCAGACGTACCTAATCCTCTCCCAGCCGCGCTATTCTGAACAGACTTAAGACCTTGGTCACGCGTGAATTGATAGCCCGGAAGGCCTTCTAGCGTGCTTTGCATGGTCGCGGAATTGCCACCAACGCCCAGAAGATTATTGAGCGTGCTATAGGCGCCTAAACCTCCCTGGACATATGGATTAAGCAACTGCTGGTTCTGGGCGTAGATATCCCGCTGTGTCTGGGAAGCCGTGTTAGCAGCACTTCTCTGGGCATCGGCAGCACTGTTCGCGCCGATGATCTGGGCGCCAGCGCCTAGAATCGCCGCACCGCCAATAGCAACAGCAACCATCAGTTTGTGTCCTCTAGAAACTTCCAGAACATGATTTCAGCCTCGAAAAACTGCATGATTTCCATGAGACGCTTCGCCTCATCGGCATGTTTGACCTTGATACCAGCGCACATCAATTTGACGCCGCGCCGTCTGCATTCTGCTTCCCATGCCTTGAAAAGCATAACCCCGCCGAATTTGCCCCTCTCAGCCGGGTAGACAAAAAAGATATCCCCTACACTTGTGAGACAATCCGCATAGTGCAGCCCCGGTGTCACGAACGAGATCAGATATCCGACAAACTTCCCGGCATTCCGCAGGGCTATGAAGATGACAGTTCCGGCATCCTCTCGCTGTAGATAGACCTCATATTGAGGGTTAAGCGGTATCCCGCGCAGCTTGTGTTCGGAAATCTCGTCGTAGTGGGAAACCGATAGCTGCTTGAAGTCTTCTATATTCTCGCGGAAGGTTTCAACCGAGGCTGTCAGCATGTCTTGATGTCGGCTATAATCACGATCCGGTCATCTGCGCTGTTATTCACTACCGAATGTTCAGCGGCGTTATTAATTTTCCAGACCTCGCCTGACCGGAAACTTACCTGTTCGTCTTCAATCTTGAATACCGTTCCTGGCAAACTCTGGAGGGCGATCTGATAGCGGGAATAGAAACTGACTGGTGCGCCCTCGTCCACATGAGGCGGGATTTTCTTGCCGGGAGCCAGTTTGGTAATCAGGAGACGGCCCAACTGTATCCCCTCCATTCTCCGCATCAGATCGAAGATGATGGGCCGGATTTGCGGGAGTTCTGACCATGCCGGGTATTCGTATGTCTGGATGTCGTTAATGACCGTATCCATCTCTTCCACACCATTGAAGAACAGCCATATATCGCTGCTTTCCTGATGGGGAGAACCCGGAAACGTGGTCCGAAGTTTGTTCTGGTCCCACAAGTATGGCTTGGAATGTATGGCGTGGAGGATAGGAAGCGGATCAATCTCCCCGATCTTGAGAAAATGCCTCACGTTTTGATGATGTAAACAACCGCAGCGTATGGCGGCAGGATGGAGAATGCAGAGCCGGTGCCGGTGCTATTGACGGTGATGCCAGTGGTGGATGTTCCCGTGGTCCCCCCAGTCGTGACCCCTCCCGGATCAGTTCCCGTGGTGACATTGGAAGTCGTTGCCAGTGTGGAATGATTATGGCCGGGGTCCGTGATGGTATGGGTATGTGCCGGCAGTTCTGTGGTGGAGAGAGTGACAGAAGATGAGCCCCCGGTAGTACCCACCGGGATCATCCCGGCGCCGATGACGAACTTGCCCCGCAAGTCCGGGATGTTGAAGGTGGTGGTCCCATCACCAATCCCGAAAGTCGTGCCGATGATCGAGAACAGCGCCGAATACACGATGCGATCTATGGCCGAGCCGTCACATAGCAGCCACCCCCCCGGAGGCGTGATGGAGCCAAAGAGTGCGACTTGACCCGTGGGAGTTACCCCGCCCTGCGCCGCGCCCGTGCGCTGCCAGAGGTTCATCATAAAGCGGAGCCAGTAGGTGCTCCATTGATAATTCCGGGAAGGGTCCACCACAGGCGCGTCATTCTGCGGAAAACCTTGAGTATTGGGATTTCCTGCGCTGCTCATGTCGCTACCTTTGTCACATCAATATAAACGCCTTGAAGGGATGTTTTCATGGGAGCCGACCAGCTAATTTCAAAGACGGTATCACGCGCCAATCCAAGCCGATTCCATTGGACGGAAGTATTATATTGCCCGGTGTCGCCTATGGATTGGGTTACCGCCGCTCCATAAGAGCGCCCTGCATTGTCCGACTTCCTGAGCGACACGGAGAAATTGTCGTTCGTCGCCGTGTTCATCTTGTTGCCGACTTCCATGTTGGCAATGAGATTGCGGACGATAAGACGGTCATTTTCGTCAACGACATGGGGGAAGGATCGAATGCGAATGATTGGATCGCCTTCCTCCCCGTCGAAATTGTCCAGATAGGTGTCCAGGTCCAGTTCGTAGATGTTGCCGTTCTCAAAATCCCCGACCAGCAATTGACGGCCATAGACCGTGAAACAATTAGAACGCCACCTGTTCAGGATACCATTGGTATCCGACCAGCAGCGCCTGTGCCATTTCTTCTCGCCTATGTCGTAGACCCAAGTGACATTCGCCGTTGGAAAAATCAGGACATAGAAGATATGGCCCTCTTGGAGATAGGTAAATCCGAGAGCATCAGAGACGGTGGAATAAGTGGCGATTTCCCGATTGATTGCCAACGTGGAAATCGGCTGCACGCGGTATTGCGAGCCCTCGAATACTACGTTTCCGCCCGCTGCGTCCTGACCCAACCAGTAGTTGGCGAGGTCATATTTGGCAATGGATCCAACCGCAGCGCATCCATGTTCGACAAACGCCCCCGGCATAGCCTGGAAGGCAAAGTCGGTAGCGCCAGCATCAAACCAGACTTCCGAGGTCTTTTCCCCGATCAGCCAGAGTTCGCGGTGCATCACCTTGAGCCCCACCAGGTTATCCACCCCGCCAGTCTTTGCGGCTATATCCAGGGGATCAAAAGCTGTCCCGCCCACGAACATCGCAAAATCGGCATTGGAGAGGCTGAAAAAGAACTGGTTGGTGCCCTTGCGATTGAACAACAAATAGGTGTCCACATAGTCCACCATATCGCAAGCATAGAAGTTCGTGGCCGATACCGAGTTCCAGTTGTTCGTGGCGAGTTCAATGGCGAAGGCGAAGGCTGTCCCGTCCACCACAATGGCGACCAGCGTATTATCCTTGATGGAGACAAAGCCGCTTGAGGTGGTGAGTGTGCCCAATACCGTCCAGTTAAAGGACGGGTTCACATAGTAAACCGTGTCGCCAATCACGGCATAGAGGTTCCCGTTCGATGCCGTATAGAGTGCCCGCACTACTCCCGTTACCCCACTGATACTGACCAGAACCGAGGCCGGCGTCGGGTAATAAGTCTCAGGAAATGGGGAATCGTCCGGGTTTTTTTCCGCATAGAGATTGACGCAGCGTTGTGCGTCCGCGATTGCCGACCGCGCCTCATATGCTCCGAGTGTGAGTGCTATCTTAGTCATGCCGCCATGATTAATTGCCGGGCCGCTTCAAACATGCCGTCGCCATGAATCTTGATGCCGATGTCAAAATAATCGGCCAGTTGAAAGAACTGTTCGGCTCCCTTGGCTTCTGCGGCCCAGGTATGCGTGGTGGTAAAAACCTTTCCTCCAATCACATCATCGCCCTCTATCTTGCCGCCATAATTGATGCTGATGGTTGGCATCTCGGACCAGTCATCATTGTTGGAGGCGTGATGCTTGCCATCCATGAAACATCCATCCCAGCCATAGAACTCAAAATCCGTGTATCCCAGCCGTGCCATGAGCCACGCGGCGGTTATGGTCACAGAGGACGAAGGTGCGATATGCCAGCGGTTTTCCGCCCTGTGGTCGCTGATATGCCAGAGTTCGACTTTATTGCCTTTGAGCTTCTGGAAAACGGCAGGATGGCATTTTGAGGCAACAAAATAGGTCGTTTCCTGTGGGGGCCTTTCAGGAAGAAACCCAGCAACCAGCTCCTGTGGATCACAGGCCGCCCAATAATTCGGCCATGTGCCTTTCTTGGCGAACATCTGGATGGCCCGGTTCACGGCAAGAATGGGACCGTTGATTTTCCAGATATCCAGATTCTTGGCGCTAGGCCCGTCCGCGATGATGGTGAGCTTTCTCCTCATCACCGCATCCGGGATATGGCGTTTAATGTTTTGGTCTACCTGCTGCCGGCAGGTTTCATCGTCCACCGGCAACAGATAATCGAACTCTATGACAGAACCCGGAGGTATTTCATCAAGAGCCACGCTGAACGGCCCAATAAGTCGTGTTCCGAGCGATGTAGAGATTGGCCTTATTCTTGGCTAATACCGTGTCGGTGACATTGGTAGCCGCCGCGCCGATCTTACCATTCGTCGCCGGGTAAACCTTGAACGCGAAGGTGGTGGCTGCGTTCACAACCCACACCATCAATCCAGTCGCCGCGGTTGGAAGTCTGACGCCATGGGTGGAGGCCGTGGTATTGGCCGTGACAATGGCGAGACTCTTGGTGATAGCAGTGGCCGAGCCCTGCGTGGACCCAGCCGTGGCAAGAATTTGCGGGGCCAGCGTGAAAGTGCCACCACCACTGACATTGCCGGAGAATGCACCAGTCGTGCCCGTCACAGCTTGGGCGGTTCCGTTACCGGTCAGGTTGTTACAAACCCCGATGATCTGATTCATCAGTTCTCCGGGGAACAGTCGATAGCCCAGAATCTGGGTAAGAATTGCGGCCATGGTGGTTTCCTTCAGGGTCGAGTGGGTTGACTAAAGAGGCGTAGACCCGCAAGCGCCTACATTAGTAGGTAGAATCACTAAAGATGTTATAGCGACTGCCCCTGCCGATGCCGACAGGCATACGAAGGCGAGGAACAGCGGCATTCATGTTTCGGATGGTGGATAGGCTATCCACGGCCAACCCGACCAATTGAGGATCAGGAGGAAGCTGATACATCGGCCTGACCCTGCATCCCAGATTGTAACGGATCGCCCCGTAATACTGGCTTGGGAGGTCAATCGAATCCGCCAGATTATCGAACTGGCTGAGTTGGGATTTGACTAGCAAATGCAGTTCATACTGGCTGGTCTGGATCACCGGCCATGGATAAACCACGCCCAATGGGAAAACAGGATCATAGAACACGAACTGAGGGATGGTCGTGAGTTGCTTCAATCCAATCCGGCTGTAGTCCTCGCGGCTTTCAAGGATCGAAAGCGGATAGTCAATCTGGTTGGGGGATGAAGCCGAAATGATCTGGCGGAAGAAGCAGCCATCCTCAAGCCTGTCGGGCCGTTGCATGGTGCCGGTATCAATATCCCCGCCCGGCCCCACCGTGTAGCTCATGGCCCCAGTGGATACGATGGAGATGTCCAAGAGGTGATATAGCAGCCAGCGTTTTGAGGCCCATTCCCCAAGCATCATGTTCATGGTGTCAAACACATCGTTGGTATCTTCGGCGGTAGCGGTTTGGCCTACGCCCAGAACACCCGTATCCTTGAGAACCAGCCGAATGATATCCGCAGCGGTCGTGACCGTCATGCTGTCACCGTGAAGCTTGAAGAGTTCGAGATCAGGTGAAGCGGCGGAGAAGCCGTGCTTTCATCGTATATCACCCGCGCGTACCAGACGCCCAACTGACTCAAATCACCATTCACAAAGAAATACTGCGCGTATTCATTGGCCGGGAATGTGCCCAAGGCAGTTACCACTTGGACATTGGGACAGGTCGCGGCAACAGTCAGAAGCGTCGCATCCGGCAGGGTGAACTGGATTTGCAGCGTGGTGAAAGCGCTCATGTCATAGGCGGTGTAAAACACGCACGCCACGCCATATTCGCCTTCATTGACGGTAATCACGGCTGTCATGGAACGCTGCCCTCTCCGGGAACGGGGACCGCACTCAAGGTGCCGGTCATGGGGATTGGATTGGTGTTGATTACGCTTTCAAAGGCGAGTTGATAGGGCATGTCACCTTCCATCGGCACATCGTCAGCCACCATGTCGCCCTCAACCGGAATGGGTAAATCGTTCATTATCGTAATCATCGGAACAGTGAGAATAACTTGGGTAGGATATAACGTGCCAACAGAAGCCGTTGCAGAGACACCGGATAAGGCAAAGTTGGATGTTACGGCGAGTGCGAATGTCCCTGCTGCGGCGGTGGCGCTAACGCCAGTCAAGCTAACGGCGGGGCTTACCCCTGGGACAAAAGACCCGACTGCCGCCGCGGCTGAGACACCAGCCAGTGTAAAATTGGAAACAACCGCGAGAGAGAGCGAACCAGCCGCCGCTGTCCCGGACACACCAGTGAGCGTAACGGAGTTTAAAACACCCGCAGAAAGCGTCCCTGCTG